AATCCCAGTCCACAAGGGGGTATGATGGGTGGCGGTATAGGTGGTGGCGGTGGTGTAGATGGTGGTGGTATGGACAATGGAGCGACAATGTAATGAAACACTCAATTGGACTTAACCCTGTAGCGGCTACACTTACAACCATCTTAACTGTCCCTGCTGGTTATAAAGCAAACGTAAGCACTTTGTTTATTAGTAATGCTACCGGAAACAACAAGCACTTTACAATCTATTGGCAATACGCTCACGATATTACACGTAAGGTATATATTGTTACTGAAGCTCTCGTAGCGCCTAATAGTTATATCCAATACACAGATAGTTTGGTTATGCAAGCAGGAGACTCTTTACACTTTAACTCAGAAGCCGGTTCAGAGCCTTCTGTTATTGCCTCTTTTGACTTATATCAAGAGAAGAACATCCACACTTTTGATTAATTAACGCTTGACAAACCAACAAAGTTGTGGTATAATAGCAACAAAGGAAACAAACAATGACCTACTTAGAATTAGTTAACGCAGTGCTCCGAAGACTGCGAGAGAGCGAGGTTACCTCAGTACAGAGTGTGGGCACTTCTAACGCTTACGCTCGCCTCATCGGTGACTTTGTTAATGACGCTAAGAACCAAGTTGAGAACGCTTTTGACTGGAGTGCATTACGGACGACCTTAACTTTAAATACCACTGCTGATATATTTAGTTATGAGTTAAATGGCAGTCAGAATAGCTTTAAGGTATTAAACGTATTAAACGACACCGATAACCTTGTCATGCAGTATAAGACTGGTGATTGGTTTGACCGTGAGTTTCTGTTGTCTGACCCTCAAAAAGGTACTCCGTACTTCTACAACTTTAACGGTGTGTCCACTGATGGTGATACACAGGTAGACATATACCCAATCCCTGATGCTGCATACACGCTGCGCTTTAACATTACTATGCGTAATCTAGCGTTGTCGGCTGATGCAGATAGTACCGTACTACCTACCCGTCCTATCATATTGTTAGCCACAGCGTTAGCAATTGAGGAACGTGGCGAAGACGGTGGAAAGCAAAGCATTAATGGTTATGCTTCAGGGCTAAGCTCATTAGCGGACGAGATTGCTATGGATGCAGCTCGACACCCTGAAGACACAATCTGGTATCCCGTATGAAACAACTTCAAACACTGTCCATCGTATCCCCCGGCTTCTTTGGTATAAACACACAAGAGAGTGGTGTTACATTATCACCCAACTTTGCTCAACTAACCGACAATGTTATTATTGACAAGTATGGTCGTCTAGGTGCTCGTAAGGGTTGGATAATGAAAACAACCACAGGTGCAGCTACCCTTAGCGGTGCTACTATTGACTTTATGATGGAGCATGTAAACGCTGATAACTCTACTGTTATCTTGTCCGGCTCTGTTAATAAGATATTTAAAAATGGTGTTGATGCCGTACTAACAGACGTAACACCAGCAGGGTACACGATATCCGCTGATGGATGGAAGGGCGCTTCACTTAACGATAAGGCAATGTTGTGTCAAGAAGGTCATGAGCCTTTAATCTACTCAGAGGCAGCGTCACCAGCCACAAAGACCTTAGCAGTCCACACAAGCACAACAGCCTCCTTTGGTACTAGCTACCCTCGTGATGTTATAGCCGCTTACGGTCGGTTCTGGGCGCATGATGGTAAAACAATCTACTGGTCTACGGACATAGCAGACACAGCATTTCCAGCCTTTGCAGCGGGGTCTAGTGGTCTTTTAAACATAGCCTCTGTACTACCTAACAACGTTGATACTATAGTCGCCCTAGCCTCTCACAATGGCTTCTTAATCATCTTCTGTGAGAATAACATTGTTATTTATAAAGGTGCAGAGAATGTCTTAGATGCCTTTGCCCTTAGCGATGTTATAACAGGTGTTGGTTGTATTGCTCGTGATTCCTTAGCCTACACAGGCAGCGACCTCATCTTCTTAAGCAACACTGGTGTTCGTAGTTTAGGGCGGGTTATTCAAGAGAAGTCAGTGCCTATGCGTGACTTGACTAAAAATGTACGTGATGATTTGATTTCGGATATATTGGAAGAACAACGTATTTCAGGGTCTACTGATAATGTCCGTGGTGTATATTCAGAGACAAATGCCTTCTACCTGTTATCTTTCCCTGCCCTTGAAACTGTCTTTGTATTAGACATGCGTCAAGCGCTTGAAGATGGGGCTGCTCGTATCACTGTCTGGTACTCCTACAAGGCATCTTCTTTTCTACGTAGACGCAACCGTGATTTGTTAATTGGTAAGGTAAACGGAATTGGTTTGTACGGTGGGTATGATGATAACAATGAATCGTACCGACTGCGTTACAGTTCTCACTATCTTGACCTAGGCGACCCTACAACAGTGAAGCTGCTAAAACAAATCAAGGCAACAGTTGTAGGCGGAAGTAACCAATCATTTGTTATTAAGGCTGGCTTCGATTATACCAACAACTCAAAGTCTTACCCGTTTCGTTTAGAGACAGGTGCAGTTTTTGAGTATGGAATTACTGAGTATAACATTGGTTCTTACTCAGTAGGGATTGTGTTGGACACTGTTAAAAGTAGCGTAGGCGGTAGCGGTAATACAATCCAGATTGGTTTTGAAGCTGATGTTAATGGTGATGAGTTATCAATTCAAAAGTTAGATATTTTCCTCAAAACAGGAAGGACAATTTAAATGAGTAATTATGTAAAGAGTACAGACTTTGCGGGTAAGGACGGATTAACATCTGGCGACCCTGCTAAGATTGTTAAGGGTACGGAGATTGATGATGAGTTTGATGCCCTAGCCGCCGCTGTCAATAGTAAAGCTAATACTAATAGTCCTGTATTAACAGGAGCACCTACAGCACCTACAGCTACATTAGGGACAGCTTCTACACAACTAGCTACGACTGCATTTGTTCAAGTAGCAATAAGCGCGGCCTACCCTGTTGGCTCTATTTATACCAACGCTTCCGTAGCTACCAGTCCAGCAACATTGTTTGGCTTTGGCACTTGGGAGTCTTTTGGTGCTGGTCGTGTGTTGGTGGGCCTTAACAGTGGTGATACATCTTTTGACACCTTAGGTGAGACAGGCGGTAGTAAAGATGCTGTTGTTGTTAGCCACACCCATAGTGTTACAGACCCCGGACATGCCCACGGAATATCAAATGGGCAACAAGATGGATATGACCCCGGTGCAGGCCAGTTCAGCGCCTCAACTGGCACATCCCAAACCAGTTCATCCGCAACTACAGGAATCTCAATTGCCTCTGCAGGCTCCAGCGGCACTAACGCTAACCTACAACCATACATTACAGTTTACATGTGGAAACGTACAGCGTAATGGAACAAGATAAATTATCTAGTGAAGAGGTAAAGACTAGAAAAGAGACTTGCAACTCTTATGTTACATGGGCTGCTACTGGGACTTGTTACGGCGCTTTAACCTAATGAAAATACCTGTTATAATTACTGACTTCTTTACCATATATACCGAAGCAGTTCAAGACGATGTTTTTATTCATATGGATGTCCTTAAATGGAATAAAAAGATAAGAAGCCAGTTTATAACAGAGTGGAACGACTGGGCTAATAAACAAGGCAGGGATTTATTTGGTATGCCTTTCATAGATAATGACAAGATGGTTAAATGGTCTAAAGTATGTGGCTTTGACTTATTCGATAACTATACCTGTACAGATGGTGTAGTAAGAAAACTTTATATTTGGAGAAATACAAATGGGTGAAATAGTAGGCGCAGTAATTGGCGGGAATGCCACAAAAAGAGCAGCCTCAACCGCTGCAAATGCTCAGATAGAATCGGCAAGAATGGCAGCAGAGGCGGCTAAGTTTAGGCCGTATGCTATTACCAGTGGTTTTGGTAAGAGTATGTTTGATACGGAAAACGACACAGCTTCTTACGAACTTGACCCACAACTAGCTGCTTATAGAGATCAGTTGTATGGGCTAAGTCAGCAAGGGATGGGGAATATTAATTTAGACACCACACAAGCGGCTCAAAACTATTATAACCAACAGCAGGATTTAATGGCTGGAGGCCGAGGTGCTGAAGACATAGCCCTACGCCAGCAACAATTACAAGGTGGTCGTATTGGTTTAGGATTATCAGGTGCTTCACAAGGTGCGGGTGCAGGAACAGGGTTTGTTAATCCTGAACAGTACCAGATGCAATTGGCTAGAGCGCAGACTGACCAACAACTAGCGGCTAATTCAGATCAAATGGCTAGAGGGCAGTTGGATAGTGACATTACTCGTGCTACTGGGTTGTTTAACACCGGTGCGGGTGTGGAGCAGCTAGGTCAATCCGCACTGACAATGGGTGCTGACATCGGTAATAAGCAAGCTGCGGGTCAAAATGCACAAGCTAGTGCATTGTTACAAGGCGGAATGGGCGCTGCTCAAGCTAACTTGGCTGGTGGTTTAGGGCAGGGAGCAATGTTTAACAATATAGGGAAGTCCATAGGTAATATGGGTTATAGTACTAGTGACATATACAAAAGAATGTTTAGCCCTAAAAACGATATGTATAGTGGCTCATCAATGCAATACGAATAAGGAAACACAATGGCTACAAATATTGCAGGATTATTTGGGAACACCTCTAAAAGCCCTATGGACTACCAGAACGAGATGCTTCAAGGTATGCTTGTCTCTCCCGGTCAAATGGGAAGCCAAGGACTTCTACAGCAAGTTGTCTCACAGATGGGTAACGCAGGGGCGCAGATAGGTGCTGGCGTTGGTGGCTTACTTGGTGGTAAGACTTCAGCTCAGGTGCGTGACTCTAGTATTAATGATGCGCTCCAACGTGTATCTCAGGGTGGTTATGCCACTGAGTTTGAGAAGATGAATGCGTTGTCAGAAGAGTTTGGTCGAATGGGTATGGGTGCTGAATCTCAACAAGCATTGGACAGGGCTAACTCTTTACAGATAAATGAGCTTAACATCCAGAAAGCACAGAAAGATTTAAAGCAACCAGAGTACAAAGACTTCACATCCATAAGAATGGTTATGAATGCATCGACAGGACAGTTGGAGCCTAAGGAGTTTAAAGAAACACGTAAGCTACAGCCTGATGGTTCTTACCGAGCTGAAGACGGAGGTGCGGGAACTACGGAAGACCCTAATGTCCCTGAGAAAACCCTAGCGCAACAAGAACGTGATAGGCGGAACGCGGCTAAAGCGGCAGCTTCTAATCAATAAAAGAGAGTAAATAATGGCAAATA